CGGCGCGGTCAGGCGATTGTCTGCGCAGCCGTCGCCACAGCTATGGTCACGCATTTTGCGACACGCCCACAGGCGGAAATCGATGTGATGGTGGGTTGATGCTTGACAATTGAGAAAATTGTGTCATGGGGTTCAGAGACATATTCGTCCGCACAAAATCCGTCACGCCTTTCACTTATGACGTATCAGCATCTCTGGCCCCAGTAACTTCTCTGGATGCGCTTTCGCCATTCTTTCGCGGAAGTCGTACAGCTACACGGCAAGAAGCGATGAGCGTTCCCGCAATTGCTCGCGGTCGCAATCTTATTTGTTCATCGATTGCATCGATTGGATTACTTGTACGCGATCGCGTCACTGGAATGGAAGTGGACACTCCACGCGTCATCCGCACTCCAGATCCACGCATCCCCGGCGTTGCCACTTATGTCTGGACTCTTGAAGATTTGTTATTCAGCGGCTACGCGTATTGGCAGATTACAGAATTATTTGCAGACACTGGCCGCGTTCGCAGCGTGCAAAGAATTGCACCGGATCGAATTACAATTAACACAAATTCAGATTCAACAGAGATTGAAAGTTATTCTATCGATGGTCACACTCCCCTGCCGCTTTCTGGCGTTGGAAGTCTTGTCGTTTTCTACGGCAACGATGAGGGTTTACTTAATCGCGCGGGAATGACAATACGCACTGGCGCAGAATTAGAACGCGCAGCGGCGATGTATGCACGCGAACCCGTTCCGCAAATGGTTTTGAAATCTAACGGAACGGCGCTGCCGGCTGATCGCATTGCAAAACTTCTTGAATCTTGGGGTGCATCTCGCCGCAATCGTTCAACGGCGTTTCTCAATGCAGATATTTCATTGGAAACTTTAGGCTTTGATCCTGAAAAATTACAGCTTGCCGCTGCCCGCTCATACATTGCTACAGAATGTGCCAGAGCTTTGGGAATACCGGCGTTCTACATCGATGCTGAAACTGGATCATCAATGACGTATTCAAATGCAACAACAACGCGCAAAACATTGCTCGACTTCTCTTTGATTCCGCTGATGAATAGCGTGACCGAAAGACTGAGCATGCCAGATTTTACGCCTTCAACACAGCGCGTGGAATATGCGTTAGAAGATTACTTGCGCGGCTCAAATCTTGAACGAGTCCAGGTATATGAAATTCTCAATCGCATCGGTGCGATGAGTGCAGAGGAAATTCGAGTAGCAGAGGAAATGATCCGATGAAAGTCTTGACACCATTTACAATCACCGCCGCCGATTCAGAATCGCGGACTATCACTGGCCAGATTGTGCAATTTGATACAGCTGCCAATGCATCAACTGGAAAAGTTTTGTTTAAGTCTGGATCTCTGATTCCGGCATCGGTCAAGTTAAATCTTGAACATGATTCAGCACGACCAATTGGAAAAACACTATCAATGGAGCTCGCACCCGATGGCAAGTCAATCAATGCCACATTCAAAATTTCAAAAACGACCGCCGGATCTGATGCAATTCAAGAAGCGATGGACGGGCTACGCGATGGATTCTCCGTTGAAGCCAATGTTTCTGATCATGGATTCAATGAAGATGGAACCATGGTCGTGAATCAGGCCGAGCTTGTCGGCGTTGCACTGACACACAATCCAGCATTCGATCAAGCTCGCGTCTCTCATGTCGCAGCGACCACTGAAGAAACACCAGAAGAAACACCAACCGAAGGAGATCCAGTGGATACCACTACCGAAACACAAGAAGCACCAGCCGTTGAATCGGTAGAGGCTTCATTGCACGCCGTTCAAGCAAGTCGTCCAGCTCCAATGTTTACAAAGCCACGTTCACCAATTGTGAACCTTGGAACATGGATGGAACACTCAATCAAAGCTAAGTTGAACCCAATGTCTGATTCTGCAATTTATGTTGCAGCTGCAAATGATGATCTTGGAACAACTAACCCAGCTTTTAACCCAACACGTCAGCTCAATGAAGTCATCAACGCTTTGAGCAATGGAACACGCGGCGCAATTGATGCGATCAGTCGTGGAACTTTGCCGGACGCGGGCCTTCAATTTGAGATTCCAAAAATTTCTCAGATCGCCACAGTGGCTGCCGTTGCAGAAGGTGGAGCGGTTTCAAATACCGGAATTGAGTCAGCATTTATTTCGATTCCAGTCACACGCTTTGCCGGTCGCAATATCCTGACCACAGAAATCATCGACCGCAGCTCACCAGATTTCTTCAATGAGCTTGTTCGAATCATGGGATCATCAATGGCATTTGCGCAAAACAAGTATGTTGCAGCGCAGATCAAGATTGATTCAGTTTCAGATGGAACTCCAACAGCTAACACAGCCGCCGGATTGATCGCTTACGTCAGCCGCGCAAATGCAGCTGTGTACGCGGGAACTCAGCGATTCGCACGAAACATTCTTGTTTCGCCAGCACAGTGGAGCAACATCATGGGATACAACGACAATGGAACACCATTGTTCAATGCGTATCAGCCACAAAATCAGGCGGGCCTTGTCACTGGACAATCTCAGCGCGGTGTTGTTCTTGGCTTGAATTTCTTTGTTGATAATTCTGGCGAAATCACTGGCACAGCTGATGATTCAATGATGGTCATCGAGCCAGATTCTTATTCATGGTACGAATCAGGCAATTTCCGTCTCGATGTCAATAAGCCATCTGACGGAACTGTCGAAATCTCACTCAATTCTTATGGTGCATGCGCCACAAAGATTGCAGCGGGAGCAAACGCTTTCAACTTCACCTAAAAACTAATCATCGACCAGAGCCGCTCCCGGATCTGGTCGAGCAGACGGAGGGAACGGAAATGCCACAAATTGTCACCGCGGGCGAACTGCGATCGATTCTTGGCGTTTCCGTTTCTCTTTATTCTGACGCTTACTTAGAACAAATGATTGAAAGTGCTGAGCTGACAATCTTGCCATTGCTCACCGGCTATCAATCAGCGATCACCGAAATCTATGTTGAAAATTCAATTGCTTTCTATGGAACACAGCGCGTGAACTATTTTGTTCCGGGTCAGAGCGTGGTCATTACCGGTTGCGGTGTTTATGACGGCACGTTCACAGTCACAGACGATCGGATCACACCTTTCGTTTTCACGTCTGCCACCATCGAGGCAGATTCCACCTACACGATCCCCCAGATTCCGGCGGGGCTTGCGTGTATAGATGGGGCGACGGCTGGCGACTTATACGCGGCCGTAGCTCCCGTAAAATCTGCAATTTTGGTTGTTGCCGTTGAAGTGTTCCAAAGCGTTACAGCTCCCGGCAATCAGATCATGAGCGATCAATTTCAGCCATCGCCGTTCATTTTAGGCCGAAGTCTTTCCAACAGAATCATCGGGCTTCTTGGGCCGTTTCTTGAAGTCGAAACGATGTGTCTATGACAATCGAAGTTGATATCCGCACACCATTGCAGACGGCACTCACATCAATCGCGGCGAATGTCTATAACGGCATTCCGGAAACAATGACAAGCCCATCAATTGTTTTGGTTCCGGGTTCACCTTATTTGGAATCGACTCTCATCAACGGAACGACAACCAAAGTCAAAATCAATCTATTGGTGACCGGGGTCATTGGATATTCAAGCAATGCGGCAGCTTTAACCAATCTCGAAGATTTGATGATTTCAATTATTTCAGCGATGCCCGCCGGCTATGTGGTCGGCGATGTCAGCACCCCCACACCTTTGGAAGTCGGCGCAGGAAAATTCTTGACGGCTGATTTGCAAGTCTCAACGTACTACACCGACTAAGGAGAAAAAATGGCAACTTCAATCATCACTGGCAGAGATATCACTTTCACAATAGACAGTGATAACTTTGATGCCCAAGCTACATCAGCGACTTTGACAGTCGATTCAACTATCAACACCTATCAAACGCTTGATGGGAAGGCTTACTACACGACAGACACACAAGGATCTTTCGCCGTTGAAATGCTTGCCGATTGGGGAGCACCATCATCATTGTGTGAAGCTCTTTGGACATCTGCAACATCATCACCACAGACTCCCCTATCAGTCGTTTTGGTTGCAGATACCGGCGCATCATTTGCGTTCAGCGTTCAGCCAATTTTGCCATCTGCCGGCGGTACAGCTCCAGATGCGCAAACAGTCTCACTTGCATTCACTTGCGTAACCACGCCAGTGCTAACAATCAGCTAGTCAAGGAGCCGGGAGCATGAAACT